CATCAAAGAAAGAGCAGCCAGGAAATTGAGCAAAGAGGAACGCCGAAAATGGGATTCCTGCCCGGTAGTTCTGAAAGACGAAAACGGGAACGTGTCTATGTTTGCACTGGGGTCGGATGTTATTCGATTCAAGAACAAAGAAATGGCAGAAGCGACAATGGACGCTGTTATGCGGTCATTCGATGAAACGGAATGATGGAATCTCGATGGTTTCATTCATACGTTTCGGAAATCGTCCACGGTGATTCTTTCGCAAATGCTGCTGCACGATGTAGCCAAGTGATTCCATAGACAATTTTTCCGAGGATATAACACGAAGCGCGGAATCTTTGCTGGCTTGAACGGTATATTCAATTTTACCTCCAGCAAGATTTTTGGTACTTATTCTAACCTGCTGTCTGTTCTGCATACAAAGTCCTTTCAACACTTTAAGCCCGTCAGGTCATCGACCCGGCGGGCTTTTTGGATTTCGTGATTTACTTTTCGTGCGGCGGGTCATCCGGCGGAGCGTTGCGCTTGATGATGATCTGCGCCTCGTTGGGATCCCGGCCTTCCTCTGCGCTTGCCTGGGCGATCTGTTCAGCCAGACCTACCGGCAGACCGTTTTCGTCCAGCGGACCGGTGTAGCCGTCGTAGTCCACGATGTTGATGCAGGGCGGTGGCGGGACGGTTTTGTAATACCTGCCGTCCTCATAGTTCTGATCCGTGACCCGGTTCCAGTAACCAATGTCGCCGTGCTCTTCCTGAGCGGCTTCCATTGCTTCTCTGGCCTGTTCTTCCGTCAGACCATCGAACAGCAGGCGGGAACCGTCCGCAAAAGCGGCGACCAAACGCCACGGGGCGAAAAATTCTTCGTATTCCATGCAAAACCTCATTTCGTGAGAGAAAATGTATCAAAAAGCGGGTTTTCGTGATTGAATTGAACTTTTTGAAGCTGGAAAGTTGAATTTCGTGGTTAAAAAGCTGCTTTTCGTGGCTAAGACAGGATTTTTGCAGATAAATTGCAAATTTCGTGGTCAAAAAGTAAGATTTCGTGAAGTAAGATTCTTTACTCCGGGATGTAACCATTCAGGCAGCGATTGAAACCGCGTTTCGTGAGGGCATCGGTAACTCTGTCCTCTGGGAAGTAGTAAGCAGAACCGTCTGCCGCAGGAACAGCCCCGGCGGGATGCTCTGCACCGGTGTACCAGTCCGTTTCCGTGTCGTACTTGCGGTGCAGGTACTTGTAAACGTCGCGCTGGGCTTTGTCGAATACCTCCACGAAAGAGAAGGATGCACAAGGCGGCATCTCTTTTGCCAGCATGGGTGCGTTCTGCGCCAGCCATGCAGCCATTACGGTTTTGGCTGCATTTCGTTTCGGCTTGCCTTCCCGGTGCACCAGATCCAGCAGCTGCACAACAAAGGGCTTTGGCAGATCGTTCAGCACTTCTTCCAGCGGGTACGGATTTTCGTGCAGCAGGGGCGACGTGCGCAGCTCCGGCACGAGATCCAGATCGTGACAGGTTACAGGCTTCTGGCGGTCGTCGATGCGCTCACTGGTGTAATACAGCATATCCTTGATTGCATTCTGTGCCGCGTCGGAAAGCTGCTCCACCAGAGCAACACTGTCCGCAAAGCTGATCTGCGCCTCGTTTCGTTCGCCGGTGCTGCGGCCCGTCTTATAGGCCGTGTCGATGATGCCAAGCTCCATAGCCAGCCGGAAAATGTGCTTGCAGGGCTTTTTGCGCTTTACAAAATCGTTGCAGGTGCAGCTTGCAAGGCTGGTCTGGTACGGCTCTTTGCCGGATCCATAGAAAACCCCGGTTTCGTGTTCCTTGTCCACAGAAAGCGGGCTGGTCTTGCTCTGCTGGGCGCTGGCAAGGCGCTTTTCTTCGTCAGTGTCTGCGGGATGCTCTGTCCAGGGGCCGAAGGCGGGAATCATAGTCATAACGGGAAACCTCCTTTTCGTGTTTCGTTACTGTCATGATAGAGCAAAACGCAAATAAAAGCAATAAATTAGAACAAGATTTCGTGACGGGATGCAAGAATAACCCCGGCGGGCTGCCGGGGCTGGCCGTCAGAACGGCAGGCCGGTATAGTTGCGCATGGGAATGGCATCGGCGGCGGGAACCAGCATATTAAGCAGCTGCCGGTATAAAGCCGGGTTTGCTGCACGCTGGGCACGGAAGTCCTCTAGGAATTGCGCCTGTGCTGCCAGATCGGCTAGATTTTCTTCATCCACGTTGTAGCACTGGCACTGATCCGGCCCGGCGGAGTATATCCAACATCGAACCATGAAAACACCTCCTTTCCGTTTCGTGATGCTCCCGGCGTAAATGTCGGGAAGATGGGGCGGGGCCGCTTTGTGTCCGGTGCGGTCCCTGCCAGGGCATCCGGTTTCGTGTTAAGCGTTCAGCTGTAAGAACGTGCTCTGTGTGGGGATAAGGTGCCGGGTGAGGGTGTCGGTATAGCTTGCTTCACCCTCGAAGCTGTCCACCACTTTCCGATCTGCGGCGGCCATATCGTGATAGCTCTTTTTGCCGTAGGTGGGCGGCAGCCAGCCTTTGCGCTGTCCGGCGTAGAGGTTGAAGGACTTCAAAACGTCCGTGTTCGTAAACTCGATGTGGCAGGTGCCTTTCTTGTAAAACGTGGCGGTGAAATAGTGCAGCTGGATCTTCTGGGTCTGGCCGCTCTTTTCGGCGGCATCCAGGACGGCGCGGAGTTCGTCCCCATTGTAGGGCTTGCCGTTCGTGTCCAGGAAGTGCAGCACCCGCTCGATCTGGGCAACATGGCCTGTTGCGTTGTACCGGGGGCAGAAACGCCCATCGTATGTATCAAAGGCGTTGCAGCGGAAAATCACCTTGCGGTTGATCTTGTACGCGGAGTTCGTGCACCAGCCGTTGTAATAATGCACGTTCTTGCTGTACTCGTCGTTATAATGCAGGTTCGTCCAGTCGTCGAACAGCTTTATAATTTCGTGGTCGATGCTGGAAAGAAGAT